AATCATAATGTTATTGAATTATCTCATCATGTAGAGCCATCAATACAAGCTAATCAATACAAAGTATTTAGAGATGATAAAGGTATCTTTGGTTTTGTTAATTGGGCTTTTTTAAATGAAGAAAATGAACAGAATTATAAATCAAATGCAAAAATAAATAAAGACCAATGGCAAAGTGGAGATAGATTATGGTTGCACGATATTCTTATTTTAAGAAATGCAAGAATAGTCATGTCATGGGTTTATAATCATTTCAAAAACTTTCTAAAAACTAATCAATGTATTAATTGGTTAAGATTAGATGATAACAATAATATTTATAGAATATCTAATAAATACAAAAGGGAGTTTCATAAATAATGGGTGGTGCAGTAGAAAAAGTAACTAAAATTATTCAACCGATTACTACTATATTGGGTGGTAATCCATTAATTAGTTTAGGTGCAACTTTATTTTTATCTTGGGCATTAAGACCTAAAGTTCCTGATATACCTGATTTTGCAACTAATGAATTTGATGAATTTGAAAAAGGAATATTATTAAACAAACAATCTAATGATTCTAATATTCCTGTTGTTTATGGAGAAAGATTACTTGGTGGAACTAGAGTATTTGTAGAAACTTCAGGCACAGATAATGAATTTTTATATGTAGCTTTAGTGTTATCAGAGGGAGAAATAAACTCTATAGAAGAAATATTAATTGATGATAAACCTGTTACTTGGACAGGAAGTTTAACTGATGGAACAATTAGAAATGTAAGTAGTGGAGATAGCAAGTTTTATAAAGATGGAGTAAGTTATATTAGAGTAGAGCCACATTTTGGAACTGATAATCAAACAGCATCTTCATTATTATCAACTTTATCTTCTTGGGGTTCTAATCATAGATTGCGTGGGCTTTGTTACCTTGCATTAAGGTTTAAATGGAATCAAGATATATTTAGTGGTTTGCCTACAATACAAGCTAGAATAAAAGGTAAAAAAGTTAAAACCTATAATGCAAGTCTAGTAGAACAATCTGCAAGTTATTCAACAAACCCAGCATGGTGTATTTTAGATTATTTAACAAATACAAGATATGGAAAAGGTTTATCAACTTCAGAAATAGATTTACAAAGTTTTTATGATGCCTCACAGATTTGCGAAACACAAGTAACACCATATTCAGGTGGAAGTGATATTAATATTTTTGATTGTAATACAGCAGTAGATACATCAAGAACTATTATAGATAATTTAAGAGAATTAATTAAAGGCTGTAGAGGTTATATTCCATTTTCACAAGGTAAATATAGTTTAGTTATTGAAACAACTGGAACTGCAAGTGTAACATTAACTGAAAACGATATTATAGGTGGTTATACTTTGGCAATCCCACAAAAGAATGAAAGATATAATCGTGTTATTTGTTCATTCATCAACCCTGATCGTGGATTCCAAGTTGATGAAGTTCAGTTTCCACCTATTGATGATAGTGGATTACCTAGTGCAGATCAACACGCAACAATGAAAACTGCTGATGGTGGTTTTTTATTAGAGGGTAGATTTCAATTTCCAACATTAACAAGCGAATATCAAGCTGAAGAAATGGCAGAAGTTATTTTAAGAAGATCAAGAGAGGCTTTAGGATTATCTTTAAATGTAGCTTTTAAAGGTTATGAATTAAATATTGGAGATATAGTTAATATCACACATTCATCATTAGGTTTTTCTGCAAAACCATTTAGAGTTTTAGGAATTACTTTTAACAATGATTATACAGTAGGATTAAGTTTAGTAGAACATCAAGATAGTCATTATACTTGGGCAACAAAAACACAAGCACCAACTATACCAACAACTAATTTACCTGACCCATTTACAATTCAACCACCATCATCTGTTACTTTAACTGACGATCTTGTAGAATATAATGACGGAACAGTTATTACTCGTTTAAATGTTTTAATTGGTGCATCAACTGACCAATTTATAGATCAATACGAAGTAGAATTAAGACAAGATACTGATAGAAATGGTACAGCAGTTGTAGATGATTTTAAAGTTGTTGGTAGAGGTATTGCATTAAGACACCAAGTATTGAATGTAATTGATAATGCCACCTATACAATTAGAGTTCGTGGAATAAATGCTTTAGGAGTTAAATCTACATTTGTTACTGCACAAAGACAAATTATTGGTCAAACAGCAGTTCCAAGTGATGTAGAAAACTTTGCAATTAATGTTCTTGGAGATCAGGCTTTGTTAAGTTGGTCGGCTATATCTGACCTCGATCTTGATTATTATGTTTTAAAATTTAGTACAGATTTAGTTAATCCAACATGGCAAAACTCTATTGACTTAATAGATAGAATTGCACGACCAGCCACAAGTGTAACTTTACCCTTACTTACAGGTTCTTATCTTATCAAAGCACAGGATAAACTAGGTAATCAATCTTCTAATGAAACTATTGTAACTACTAATATTGCATCAGTAAATTTTGTTAATCAAACTACAATTAATGAACATACAGCATTTACTGGAACTAAATCTGGTGTTGAATTAGTTACTAGAGATTCAACTAATTATATTGGATTAACAGCCACAGGAACTATTGGAGATACGGCAACTAGAGTTCCAGCAACAGGAACTTACGAATTTTCAAACACAATAGATTTAGGTGCAAAATTTAAAGGACAATTTACAGCATCAGTTACACAGTTTATTGAAGATGTTTCAGAAGTCTTTGATAATGGAAGACCAACAGCAACTACCTTATTTGATGATGGAAGACCAAACCCATTTGATGGTACAAGTTCAGGAGATGCACATACTATATTAGAGATTTCAACAAGTGATGATAATATAACTTATTCAGCATTTAAGCCATTTACTATTGGAGAGCATATAGGAAGATATTTTAAATTTAGAGTATTATTTACATCTGACAATTTAAAAGCTAGAGCATTAATTGAAGAATTAACAGTTACAGCTAGTTTATCAAAAAGAACTGAAAGTGGAAATGATATTAGTTCTGGTACAGGTGGAAAAACAATAACTTATGATTTTGGATTTAAACTAAACCCAGCAATAGGTATCTCTGCTCAATCATTAGCCAACGGAGACTATTATACAATAACTTCTAAATCTACTACAGGCTTTACTATTGAATTTTTTGATAGTTCTGATATTAGTATTGACAGATCATTTGACTATATCGTACAAGGAGTAGGACAAGTAATAATTTAATTATGGCACAAGTATCACAAATAACATTAGATAACGTAACATTTGCTCAGTTTAGAACTGATCTAAACAACAGTTTAAATGCACTTAATTCAAATCATGTAGGTTCGTCTCAACCAGCTAATGCAACAGAGGGTATGATTTGGATAGATAGTTCTGTTGCTGGAACACTTACTATGAAAATGGTAGATGCTGATGGAGATGACCAAACTTTATTTTCAATTAACACTTCAACAAATGCTGTAACACTTCCTAGTTCAGTTTCTATTTCAGAAGCTGACCCAAGTGCTATACCATTTGCAATCGCTTTAGGATAATAATATGGCTAATAATTTTAATGATGCACAGATAAGTTTAACAGATAGTACTTTAACTGATGTATATACTGCAACTAATAAATCATTAGTAATTGCTGGAACAATATCTAATACCACAACTACTTCAATAAATGTAAGTTTAAAAAAATATGACAATTCAGCAACTGCTGGAAAATTTATATTTGAGAATGTTCCATTACCAACAGGCTCATCATTAGAATTACCTAAAATAGTTTTGCAAACTTCTGATAAAATACAAGCACAATCAGATGATGCTTCAGGTAATGCAGATGTTCATTTACAACTTTTAACAGATGTATCATAATGGCTTATATAGGTTCAAAACCAGCAGATGCAGTTTTAGAAACTGATGATATAGCAGATGGTGTTATAACAACTTCTAAACTTGCAGATGATTCTGTAACAAATCCAAAACTATTTACTGGAAGCCAACAAAATTTTAGAAACATCATCATCAATGGAGATATGAGTATTGCTCAAAGAGGAACTTCGGTTACTGGATTAGGAAATGGTGATACTGGTTATCATACAATAGATAGATATAGATTTGCAGAAGGTGGCTCACCAACTTTTGAATTTACACAATCACAAGATACAGACACACCAACAGGTCAAGGTTTTGCTACATCTTTAAAAATGGATTGTACAACTGCACAAGGAAGTTTAAGTGCTAGTGATGTTTTTTATATTGAACAAAGAACTGAAGCTCAAAATTTACAATATTTAAAATTTGGAACATCATCTGCGACTAGTTTAACATTATCGTTTTGGGTTAAATCTAATAAAACAGGAACTTATATTTGTTTACTTTATAATATAGATCCTAATAGACATATATCACAATCATACACAATCAATTCAGCAAACACTTGGGAAAAGAAAACTTTAACTTTTACTGGAGATACTACAGGTGTTATAAATAATGATAATGGTTTAGGTTTTATTACTAGATGGTATTTAGGTGCTGGAACTGATTATAGTTCAGGAACTTTACAAACTTCTTGGGGTAGTGAAAACCTTACAGATCAAGCCGTAGGTCAAGTCAATCTTGCAGATAGCACAGCTAACTACATAAACATCACAGGAGTACAATTAGAAGTAGGCTCCGCCGCATCTGATTTTGAGTTCTTGCCTTATGATGTGAATTTAAGAAGATGCGAAAGATATTTTAAAAATATTGTTCAAAGTAACGCAAGTTCTGGTGAAACTCATTTAGGTATGGCGGCTCAATATACTGGTGCTGTAGCTTATGGAACTTTTGATTTAGGATATAGAATGAGAACAATACCAAGTGTAACTTTTCCAAGTGGAACAAATTATTATAATGTTAATGGTAATGCAATAAGCAATCAAATTAATGCTCCAGGAGGTTTTGTTAATATAGGAGATGGTGCATCTCTTAGAGGTAGAATTCAATTAACTCAAAACAATACACAAGGTGTTGCAGTTTGGTATAGATTTAGTTCTAATGCACCTTCTACTGCAACTATAACAGCAAGTGCGGAGTTATAATTATGAAAAATATAAATACAGTAACTTGGAGTTATGATGAATTAAGAACACCACCTATAAAGTGTGGTTACAAAGTAGAATTATTAAATGACAATAATGTTATCTTTGTACCACTAGACGAAGCAAATTCAGATTACCAAGCAATCCAAGAATGGATAGCAGAAGGTGGTGTAGTAATAGATAATGGGGGTGGCGAATAATGGCTTACATTGGACGAAATACAGATAAAATATCAAACATAGAAATATTAGATAACATCACATTTGATGGTTCTAGTTCTTATTCTATTACAAAAAGTTCAGTAGCATTTACACCTAACTCAGCACAATCATTATTAATTTCTATTGATGGTGTTGTTCAAGCTACTAACTTTACAGTATCAAGTTCAACAATAGACTTTGGTGTTGCAATACCTAGCACATCTACTTGCGATTTCTTTTTACATTATGGAACAGGATTAATTACTACAGTAAGTGATGGTACAGTTACAGAAGCTAAGATAGGAAGTGGTGCTGTAACTACTGCTAAGATTGCTGATGCTAATGTTACAAGTGCTAAGATGTTTTCTGGTTTTGCAAATGGAATTACAGAAGCTGACCAATGGAGATTAACTGCTGATATTACAGCTAATACAAATCCAATATCATCTAATTTAGAAAGAGTAGATATTACAGGTTTTGGTAAAATTGGAACAGGAATGTCAGTTAGTTCTGGTGTTTGGACTTTTCCATCAACAGGTCTTTGGAAAATTGAATTACATGCTACAGGTATTCTTGGTGCTACAGATGCACAAACAATCGTTCATATAAGAACTTATATTAGTGCTTCGGCAAATGATGTTGCTAATGCTTACATTGGTAGTGATGGAGATTATGATAGTGCTAGTACTACTTTTTTATATAATGTAACAGATACATTAACTCATCAACTTACTTTTAGAACTTCTAGTATGGTTAGTTCTACTGTTAGAGGAAATACAGATGTAAATGAAACTCATTTTAATTTTATACGATTAGGAGATAGTGTTTAATGGAAAAAGATTACTTACAATTAGCTTTAGCATATTTTAATACTGACAAACCTCAATGGTATGGTTGGAGAAAAGACTATACTGGAGATAAAAGAATGTCTTATGAAAATTTAATCTTAAATGATGACACAGCTACTCTGCCAAGCAAAGCAGAAGTAGATGCAAAGATTGAAGAATTAAAACAAGCTGACGCAGATAAAGAAACTAAAAAAGCATCTGGCAAACAAAAACTAAAAGACTTAGGATTAACAGATGATGAAATCCAAGCATTGATAGGAGTATAATAAATGGCAATAATTAAAGCAAACAATAATACAATATCAGCTATAACAGAATTACCTACAGGTATATCTGGTCAAAACTATCCAGCTTTTGAGGCATATTTGTCAAGTACTCAATCAATTACTAGTAATACTTGGACTAAAATTCAATTTGATACTGAAGTTTTTGACACTAATAGTTGTTATGATAATACTACCAATTATAGATTTACACCAAATGTTGCTGGGAAATATATTTTAACAGCATCTGCATATAATAGATGTAGTCTTTCAAATACTCTGATTCGTACTTTAATAAAAATATCGAAAAATGGCACTCAAGTAGGAGTTTCTAATTTTAGTCCAAATACTTCTTCAAATGCAGTTATACTTACTCCAGTAGTTTCAATAATACAAGAAGCAAATGGAACAACTGATTATTTTGAAGCTGATGCTTTTATACAAGTTTCTTCAGGAACTCCTGAAGTAGATGGCGGTTTAGATTTAAGAAGTCACTTTAATGCATACAGGATAGGAGATTAATTATGGCAAGTTTAAGTAGTAAAATAAAACAATATGTAAATGCTGAAGTAGATTTTACTAAAGATGTATTATTACAAAACGATAGTGATGGTAATGGAGATTACATTAAGGAATGGAATTTAGATATTGCTAAACCAACGCAAGAACAATTAGATGCTTTAGAATCACAAGCACAAACTTATGAAAACAATCAGCAAATAATTACAACAAGAAAACAACTATATGGTTCTTGGGAATCACAATTAGAAGAAATATACGACAATGGAATAGAATCTTGGAAAGCTAGAATATCACAAATTAAAACTGATAATCCTAAAGAATAATGATCAAAAAATCTCTTAATGTCACAAGACATTGGAAGAACACAATATGGAAGAAATTAAAGAAAGAATCAAACAACATGAGGGGTTTCGGGACACTATGTATTCCGATAGCTTGGGTTTTTCTACTATTGGTTATGGTCACTTGGTATTACCCTCTGATAATTTTGTTGAGGGTGTTGCTTATGACAAAGAAACTCTTGAAGAAGTTTTTGATAATGATTTTAAAATAGCATTAGATTCAGCTAGAGAATTAC